GGCAAGCTGACAGCGGCCGAGAAGTTGGAGGCGTTGGACCTTTTGGACAAGGCGCAGGAGCACAAGAAGAAAAACTTGGCGCGAACCGACATGATCGAGTTTGCCAAGACCGTGTATCCGGGCTTCAAAATCGGGCCGCACCACAGGAAGCTGGCCAAAATCTTTGCCGAGGTGATCGCCGGGACCAAAAAGCGGGTCATCATCAACATTGCGCCGCGTATGGGTAAGTCTGAGTTCAGCTCTTACCTGTTCCCGGCATTCTTCTTGGGCAATTTCCCCGAGAAGAAGATCATCATGGGCACGCACACCGCTGGTTTGTCGGAAGACTTCGGCCGCAGGGTGCGAAACTTACTGGCAGACGACGATTACCATGGACTTTTCCCCCAAACGCTGGTGGCAGACGATCAAAAAGCTGCCGGTAAATGGTCTACAAGCGTTGGTGGTCAGTACTATGCTGCTGGTGTCGGCGGCGCTCTTGCTGGCCGTGGTGCTGATTTGTTCGTTATTGACGATCCTCACTCGGAGCAGGACGTCAAGGCCAACTCACGGCTGGCTTTCGACACTGCATGGTCTTGGTTCCAGACGGGACCGCTCCAGCGACTGATGCCGGGCGGTGCGATCATCATCGTGATGACGCGCTGGGGCAAGCTGGACCTGACGGGCAGGCTGATCGACTACCAAGCGAAGAACCCCAACGCCGAGCCGTGGGAGATAGTCGAACTCCCCGCAATTCTCCACGAAGGTACGGAGAACGAGAAGTCGCTCTGGCCGGAGCAGTGGCCACTGGCTACACTGAAGTCGACCAAGGCCAGCATTGACCCCCAGTACTGGAACGCTCAGTACATGCAGCAGCCCACCAGCAACAGCGCAGCTATCATCTCGCGCAAGTCTTGGCGGGTATGGACACGGGACGAGCCGCCGCGGTGCGACTTCGTCATCCAGAGCTGGGACACGGCGTTTGAGACCAGCAACACAGCCGACTACTCTGCGTGCACAACGTGGGGTGTGTTCTACAACGAGGAAGAGAACGACAAGCCGCAGGTGATCCTGCTGGACGCGTTCAAAGACCGGATGGCCTTCCCCGAGCTGAAGGTGATCGCGCTCAAACACTACAAGGAGTGGGAGCCTGACGCGTTCATTGTTGAGAAGAAAGCGGCCGGAGCGCCGCTGATCCAAGAGCTGCGGGCCATCGGCATCCCGGTCGACGAGTTCAGCCCCAGCCGGGGCAACGATAAAATTGTGCGGCTCAACGCGGTATCGGACCTGTTTGCCTCTGGCTCGGTCTGGGCACCAGACACTCGGTGGGCACGCGAGGTGATTGAGGAAGTTGCATCGTTTCCCAACGGGGAGAACGACGACTACGTTGACACCACATCTCAGGCGCTGTTACGCTTCCGCCGGGGCGGGTTCATCCCGCTTGACACCGACGAGCAAGAAGAGCGCTTTTACCAAGCCCGCCGGGCTGCGTACTATTAAGAAAGATTGACACATGGCCACGAATATTGACAAGGCGCTGTTCCAACAGCCCACGGGCATCGCAGCAGCCGCCGAGGCGGAAGAGCCGATCGAGATTGAGATTGTTGACCCCGAGGCCGTGCGCATCGACATGGGCGACTTGGAGATCGAGATGATTAAAGCCGAGCCTTCGGCCGACGACTTCGACGCCAACTTGGCCGAGTACATGACCGATAGTGCCATGAGCACTATGGCAAACGACCTGTCGAGCGACATCGACAACGACCGCAACAGCCGCAAGGACTGGGAGAAAGCCTATACGGAGGGCTTAAAACTGCTGGGCTTGCAGATCGAGGAGCGCACCGAGCCGTGGAACGGCGCATCGGGCGTGTTCCACCCGATGATTACGGAGGCGGTTGTCCGGTTCCAGTCGGAGACCATCACCGAGACGTTCCCGGCCAAAGGCCCTGTGCGCACAAAAATTGTGGGCAAGGAGACGCCAGAGAAGAAAGCTGCCGCTTCCCGTGTGGAAGAGGACATGAACTTCCAGCTCACAGAGAACATGCACGAGTTCCGCCCGGAGCATGAGCGCATGCTGTGGAGCCTCCCGGCTACGGGCTCGGCGTTCAAAAAGGTCTACTACGACCCAAGCATTGGGCGTCAGATTTCGATCTTTATCCCGGCCGAGGACATCTTGCTGCCCTACGGGACGTCGAACATCCAGAACTGCTACCGCCTGACGCACGTCATGCGCAAGACCAAGAACGAGATCACCAAGCTCCAGCAAGCCGGGTTCTATCTCGACGTTGACTTGGGTGAGCCAGACAAAGCCACCGACGAGATCAACAAGGCCAAGGACAAAGAGACCGGCTTCAGTGACCTGAACGACGACCGCTTCACGCTGTACGAGTGCCATGTGGACTTGGACCTGAAGGGCTTTGAGGACGAGGATGAGGACGGCGAGCCTACAGGCATCGCTCTGCCGTACGTGGTGACGTTCATCCGCGGCACAAACACCGTGCTGTCGATCCGCCGCAACTGGCGCGAGGACGATGAGCTGAAACTCAAGCGCCAGCACTTCGTGCACTACCAGTACATCCCCGGCTTCGGTGCGTACGGCTTCGGTCTGTTCCACCTGATCGGCGGGTTTGCCAAGTCGGCCACCAGCTTGATGCGTCAGTTGATCGACGCAGGCACGTTGTCTAACCTGCCCGGCGGCTTGAAATCCCGTGGTTTGCGCATCAAGGGTGACGACACCCCGATCGCTCCGGGTGAGTGGCGTGATGTGGACGTGGGTTCGGGCACGATGCGCGACAACATCTTGCCGCTGCCTTACAAAGAGCCAAGCCAAGTTCTGGCAGCGCTGATGGACAAGGTCGTGGAAGAGGGCCGTCGTTTTGCCGCAACAGCGGACATGAAGGTCAGCGACATGGGTGCGAATGCGCCTGTGGGCTCGACCCTTGCACTGCTTGAGCGTCAGTTGAAAGTGATGACGGCCGTCCAAGCCCGAGTGCACTTTGCCCTGAAGGAAGAGCTGCAACTGCTGGCTGCGATCATCCGCGATTACACGGACGACGAGTACACCTACGAGCCGGACGGCGAGGAAGGCCCCAAGGCCAAGGCGGCAGACTACCGTCACGTGGACGTGTTGCCTGTGAGCGACCCCAATGCAGCCACCCTGTCCCAGCGCGTGGTGCAGTACCAAGCCGTCATCCAGATGGCACAGATGGCTCCAGACATTTATGACCTGCCTCAGTTGCACCGCGGCATGTTGGAGGTGCTCGGCATCAAGCACGCGGACAAGCTCGTGCCGTTGGAGGAGGACTTGAAACCCACCGACCCCATCACCGAGAACCAGCACATCCTCAAGGGCGAGCCTGCCAAGGCGTTTTTGCACCAAGACCACCAGTCGCACATTCAGGTGCACATGTCCATGTTGCAGAACCCGACCATCATGCAGCTCATTGGCCAGAACCCACGGGCTCCGATGATCCAAGCGGCGTTGACGGCACACGTGGCCGAGCACGTTGGCTTCATGATGCGCCAGCAAGTCGAGCAGCAATTGGGCATCCCACTGCCACCAGAGGGCGAACAGTTGCCACCGAACGTGGAGATCGCACTGTCGGCCATGATGGCGCAGGCTTCTCAGCAGGTGCTCATGCAGGACCAAGCCAAGGCAGCGCAGCAGCAAGCCATGCAGCAAGCACAAGACCCTGTTGTACAAATGCAACAGCAGGAGTTGCAGATCAAGGCCAAAGAGGTCGATCTCAAGGAAAAGAAAATCCTTGTGGACGCTGCCATTGCCGCCGACAAGCAAGAGCTGGAAGAGCAAAAGGTCTCCGGCCAGTTGGAGCTGGAAGCCCTGCGCGTTGGTGCACAGATCAACGAGAGCAAGAACAAGGCTCAGTTTGAACAAGAACGTGACGGCATCCGACTGGGTGTTGACATCGCAAAGAGCAAAGCCCAGCAGCTTCAGCAGGCCATAGCCGCAGCCTCCCAAAGCGGTAACAAGGAGAACAGACCTAAATGATCCAAGACTTCGCACGCGTATTGCGCGAAAAAATACGCACCGACATGAACAACTACGCCGATGACTTGGCGAGTGGGGTGTGTCGCAACTATGACGAATACCAAAAACTCTGCGGAATCATTCAGGGTCTTGCGACCGCAGAGCGTTATCTCCTAGACCTTGCAGAGAAAGTTGAGCAATCAGATGAGTGAAATCATTCTGCCTCCGGGCATTACCTTGCCTGCCCACATCCAGCCCATCGACACCCCAGACGAGACGGCGGACAGTGAAACCAAAGCATCGGCGCTGCCTATCCCCACGGGATACAAGCTGCTGTGCATCGTGCCAGAGGTCGACGAAAAGATCGCCGGTACTACCCTCGACCTCGTTCGAGATGCTGCAACCATGCGTGCCGAAGAACATGCCACAACCGTGTTGTTCGTAATGCGGGTTGGTCCAGACGCGTACAAAGACACCGCCAAGTTCCCATCAGGTGCATGGTGCAAGGAAGGTGATTTTGTTCTCGTGCGTACCTATACCGGTACGCGATTCAAGGTGTTTGGTAAAGAGTTCAGGGTGCTGAACGACGACCAAATTGAGTGTGTTGTGCAAGACCCCCGCGGCTATACCCGCGCATAAGGAGTAAGAATGCCTGAACAGTACAAGTTCCCCGACGAGATCGAGGACAATTCAGTTGCGATAACAGCGGACACCGAGTCCGACATCGAGATTGAAGTCGTTGATGACACCCCCGCGCAAGACAGAGGCCGCAAGCCTTTGGACCGCGAAGTGGCTGACCCAACGGACGAAGAGATCGAGAACTACTCCGACAATGTCAAGAAGCGCATCAAGGACCTGACACACGCACGTCACGACGAGCGCCGTGCCAAAGAGGCCCTGTTGCGTGAGAAGGAAGAGCTGGAGCGTCTTGCACAGCACATGATGGCGGAGAACAACCGCCTCAAGCAGACCGTAAACACGGGCACTGAGCAGTACGTAGCGTCCGTCAAGCAGATTGCCGACTCCGAAGTTGAAAAGGCCCGCCGCGCTTTGAAAGAAGCGCAAGAGTCTTTTGACAACGAGGCCATCACTGCCGCATCCGAAGCGTTGATGGACGCCAAGATGCGGGCGGAAAATGTAAAAAATTACCGACCCACCCCTTTACAGGTGGAAGAAACTGTTGTACAAACACGTCAACAGCAAGACAAAACGCCCCAAGTCGATGAAAAGACGCTGCGCTGGCAGGCAAAAAACCAGTGGTTTGGGGCTGACGGTTTTGAGGAACACACCAGCTTCGCACTAGGGCTGCACCAAAAGCTAGTGAACTCGGGACTCGACCCCCGCTCTGACGAATACTTCGAGAGAATTGACTCTCGCATGAAGTCGACATTCCCCGACGTGTTCGGTGGTAGTGAAGACCGGCCGAAATCCGGCGATGGCTCCCGACGACCTGCTTCTGTCGTGGCCCCGGCGACTCGTTCGACTGGAGCCCGAAAAGTTCAGCTAACCCCTACGCAAGTTGCGTTGGCAAAAAAGTACGGACTGACCCCGCAGCAATACGCTGTTGAAGTAGCAAAACTGGAGAAATCGAATGGCTGAAACAATTAACCGGAATCCTCGTACCCTTGAGGCACGCGACAAAACGACTCGTTATGTGTATACACCTGCGAGTGCACTGCCTGATCCAACCCCTGAACCCGGTATGGTGTATCGCTGGATTGCGACGCACGTACTTGGCGAAGCCCAAAACACGAACGTGTCTACCAAGATGCGTGAAGGTTGGGAACCGGTCAAAGCAGTCGACCATCCGGAACTGATGCTGGAGGGTAATGCGAAAACTGGCAACGTCGAACTCGGCGGTCTCATGCTCTGCAAGATGCCCCGTGAACGTGCGCAAGCCCGTGATGAGTATTACGCCAAACAAGCTCAGGCCCAGATGGAATCTGTGGATAACAGTTTCATGCGAAACAATGACCCACGCATGCCGCTTTTCGCTGACCGCAAGTCATCGACCAGTCGCGGCGGTGGTTTTGGTTCTGGTTCAAAGTAACAAGGAGTTTTAAATGTCTTCTACTGCCTCTCCCTACGGCCTGCGTGCCGTAAACGAGATCGGCGGCCTGCCCTACGCTGGCAGCACCCGCACTTTCTTGATCGACCCAGCTGGTACAGCTTCGAACATTTACAACGGCTCGCCCGTGTACGTGAACGCTTCTGGCTATCTGGCCGTAGCAACCGCTACTGGCGCTGATGCAACTACAAACGGTTTCCCTGTTGGCACTGCCAACACCGGTATCGTTGGTATTTTCGTTGGCTGCTCGTTCGTGAACGCTCAAGGTCAGCAAATCTGGTCGCAGTACTACCCCACCGGCGTGACTGGTGTGGTTACTGCCCAAGTGATTGATGATCCAGATGTCGTGTTCCAAGTCCAGTCCGCTGGCACTTGCGCTCAGACAGTGTTGGGCTCCAACGTGTTCTTCTCGACAGGCGCTGTGGCAACTGGTAGCACAACTACTGGTAACTCCACTGCTTCCGTTGTGGCTGGCGCTTCCGCCGTGCAAACTACTGCCGCTTTCCGCGTCGTTGGTTTCCCACAAAACGTCAACTCGACAGTGGGCGATGCCTACACTGACTTGTTGGTCAAGATCAACCCCGGCTACCACAGCTACACCAACGCCGTTGGTCTGTAAGGAGTAAAACACCATGGCTATTTCACGCGCACAACTGCTCAAAGAGCTGCTCCCCGGTCTGAACGCCTTGTTCGGTTTGGAATACGCACGCTACGGCGAGCAACACAAAGAAATCTACGAAACAGAGAAATCTGAGCGTAGCTTCGAAGAAGAGACCAAGCTGTCCGGCTTCACTGCCGCTCCTGTCAAGAATGAAGGCTCTGCCATCAGCTATGACAACGCGCAAGAAGCATGGA